GGTTTATTTCCTATGAAAGGCATTTAATTATTCCTTATGTTGAAATATCATCAACTGTGCTTACAACTGTGTCTAAAGAAGAAGCTGTGTCTGATACTATTTTTAAAGCATCGCCAGATTGAACTACAAATTTAGCTCCACCATCTAATACTTGCAAAGCTGAACCAGCAGGTATCGGAGCTGTTTTAATGATGTAATAATCTAAAGATGTATTTGTAATATATACAGAAGCATTAACTGCACTTCCTGTTGTGTTGGCAATATTAATACCAACGATGGTGTCGTAACTATCTGATGTAAAGACAGTAGTTGCAGAAGTACCTATGTTTCTATTTATGTATCTTCTAAAGTTTTGTGCCATTGTGTTTATTATTGTTAGTTGTTAGAGAGCAATCGCCATAGCTATAGCGAAGCCATTACTTGCTTTATTGTTTATTTGCGTTTGTAAATTAGACGAAGCACCATCTAAATATTGAAATTCAGTATTCGAAACAGAACCATCAGCTATTATATTTGCGTTAATTGAAGTTGGATTAACACTTTGCCAGGCTGAACCATTGTAATATTTAAGAGTTGAACTTCCAGTTACATAAGCTAAATCCCCAGCATCTAAAGATGTTGTTGGGTCTGATGCTGATACTCTATATCTTTCAGCAAAACTATTTACTCCTGCTACGTTAGAAGCAACAGTATTTACGTTTGCTATATCTGTCGCAACTGTATTTATATTTGAAGAATTAGAAGCTACTGAATTTATATTTGCAGAGTTTGAATTAACTGCATTAATATTTGAACTGTTAGAATTAACAGCATTAATATTTGCAATATTAGTTGCTACTGTATTTACATTTGCAATATTAGTTCCAACTGTATCAACATTAGCTATAGAATTTGCTACTGTATCAATCTCTGAAACTGCTTCGTTTAAATCATTAGCCGCAGTAATTACTTTTGCAATATCTGTAGCAACTGTTGAAATGTTACCTGCATTAGAAGCAACTGTACTTATTGCACCTGATATTCCTGCTAGTGTAGTTATGTTTGCGTTTTGACCTGCTACTGTGTTTATGTTTGCTGAATTACTTGCTACTGAATTTACGTTAGCAACATTGGTTGCAACTGTATTAACATTAGCAATCGCACCACCAACTGTATTTACGTTTGCAATATTTGTAGCAACTGTACCAATATTAGTATTAGCACCAGCAACAGTCGTGATGTTTGCATTAGCACCAGCAACAGTAGCTATATTATTAGTTGGAGATATTTGACCTGCAACTAGACCAATATTTGTATTAGCTGTTGCAACAGTCGCTATATTAGCAACTGCACCTGCAACTGTAGAAATATTATTTGTAGGTGTTATCTGACCAGCTACAGCAGTAATGTTTGCATTAGCTCCTGCTACAGTCGTGATGTTAGCATTTGCTGATGCTACTGTATTTATGTTGGCATTATTTCCTGCAACAGTATTTACATTGGCTATGTTTGTTCCAACTGTATCTACGTTAGCTATACTTACTGCTACTGTATTAATTTCTGATACTGGTTCTAATAAATCTGAACCTACAGCATTTACATTTGTTAAAGCAGAATTAACTGCATTAACACTAGCTATGTTTGAATTTAAGTTTGTTAAAACAGCTTTATCTGCTGTTGTAAGCCAAGTGTCTTCTAAATATGTTTTATTAACTGCGTCATTAGCATTAACTGGGTTAGCTAGATTTTTAATTATTTTTGAATTTGCGTTGTACTTGTTATCAGTATCTAGTAATATAGCGTTATCAGCTGTGTCAAATGCTTCTTGTGATATATAAAATAACTGGTTGCTATCTTGGTCTAATATAGCTTCAGTAATTGTAGACCCATCTTGATAATCTACTAATCTTGTAGAACGGCTAGATGATCTAGAAATAGAAATAGAAGATCCATTAGCTGGGGCTGAAGTAAATTGTATTGTTGAACTAGTTGGAAACGTATAATCTGTTCCAGCTGTTTTAACTACGTTATCTACTTTTACTATTACGTGAGAAGATGTAATGTAAGGGAACGTAATTGAAAATGTAGTTGTACTACCATTTCCAGTATAATTGACTATTGCAAACGACATATTTTATTTGTTATTGTTAATTAATATAATCTTACTCTACCTTCATCTGGTAAAGGAGAGTTATCTATAAATAAATTTAAAGCATTACTTATTCCAAAACTATTTTGAAAAGCCATTAAACGAACTAATCTTCTAGCGTCTATTTTAGAGAAACTATAATTATCTCTAGTTGCTTTTAAAAAAGATCCCATAACATCAAAACCAGATGATGCTAAATCATAAGTAGGGTTACCAGTAATTAAATTAATTTCTAGTCCACTACTTCTAGTATTAAATCTATATTCAGGAGCCATCTGTGATGTTGCTAAATCTGCAAAGCTAGGTATTAATGAAGACCAACCAGTTCTTTGAAATGCAGCTAATCCTAATTTAGAGTAATCGCCTTCTTTTCCAAATCTTTTTTCAAAGTATTCACGTTTCTGGGCATCACCCATTCCAAGAGAATTAAATTGAGTTTGTGCCATATAAGCTAAAGCAGCTAACATACTAGTATATGAAAACATACTAAATGTTCTAAAGTCTCCTAAAGCAACGTTATGTAAAAATTGTTTAGACCAAGCAGTCATTACAAACTGTCTGAATTGACCCATTGTTTTACCAACAGTAGTGTCCCCAAAAAATCTATTAGTATCTCCTATAAAATTATACTGAACAGCTCTTTTAGCGTGTCTATTTATTCTGTTAGCAAACTTACTTAATAATTCTGTATCTTGCCAGTTGGCAAAATTAAATTGTTTTACTTTAGTGCCCCAAAATGTTGTTTCAGTTGTTACAGCACCATTTGTAAACTCTTTAGCAAATCTTTTTAATTCTTCTGGTGTAAATCCTAAAACTTTATATCTATTTAAATTAACTTTAGTAAAATCAAAATTACTTTGTTTTAATTTAAACATATCATCAGCAAACTTATCAACGAAAGTTCTGATTGCTAGTTTTCTTAAAAATGTATCTACTGGAGTAAGACCTGAAGTCCAAGTTGTAGCTTTCTCAGCTGCACTTAACCAGTTACTAGCTTTACCAGCTATTCCCATAGCTTGTGTAGCTGTATTTTGATCTAGTGATTCTCCTACGTGTGCTATTCTATATAAATACTCATCACCATTACCAACATTGATTGTTGCTAATTCTTTAAAGAACGAACTTTGCATTGGTTTGCCAAGTCTCATTTCTCTAACTATATTCCCAAATTCTGGGATATTTTGTATAAAAGTTTTAATACCAGCACTAGAAATTACTACCCCAAGTTCTGGTATAGAAGATATACCCACTTGGTTTAATACTCTAATAAAGTTGTATCTTCTTAAATTTCTTGCTACAGTAGCTAATGGTTTTGAAGGATCTACCTCAGCAGATCTTCCCATTATATTTTCAAATACACTTCTAATTGTTTTAATTTCTTCTTCTGCTCTAATTCTTTCTAAGAAATTATTTTTATCGTAATTATCTTCTATATCTTTAATAATTCTATTAGAAGTTTCATACCACTCATCTCTACTTTTAATTCCTAATCTTTCAGATAAAGCAGCCCAACCAGACATTTCTTGGCTGTAATCATTAAACAATAAATCTACATTATTATCGTAAAGTTCATCTAATCTAACTTTTTGACCTTTAATTGTAGTTTCAAAACCTTCGTTTAATTTAATTCTTTCTGTTAATCTACCTGATGTTAAAGTTTTAACTACACTAGCTAAATTATCAGCCATTTTAGTTATATCTTCGTCTGGTAAATGTGCAAAAGACTCTTTGAAAAACTCTTTTAATTTTTCTGGGTTTTTAATTCTAAGTAATGCTTCTAAATCAAAACCACTTTGTCTTCTAGAATTTTTTAAATAACTAACAATAGCGTCAGCCATTAACTGAGCTCGTTCTGGGCTAATGTAATCTGGGGAATCAGCATTACCAGCCATCTTCTTTAATTCTTCTTCTCTAATTTTCTTTTCCCACTCTTGACCAAGTTTTTGATCGTCTGGTAAATTCTTATTAACTTTTTTTGTTTTAATTTCTTTTACATTAAGAGTAGCTTTTGTTTCTGCATCCTTAGCAACAGACATATACTTTTGTCTATTTAAGATAGCACCAACAATTAAATCTCTAATTCCGTCATCTTGAATTTTAGCTCTTAATATTTCATAGCGTTCTAACGACATACGTCTAGGTATGTAGCCTCTATTTATATTAAACTCAGAACCTTCTATTCCTTTTTGTTTTAATATTTTAGCCCACTCTTGAAAAGCATCTGCATAAGCATTTGCTGCTTTAGCTATGTGTGGGTTATTTAATAGTGCTCTGTCAGCTTCGTTTTTATTTAATGGATCAAAAGTTCTAATTGCTCTAGTAACTTTAGTCATAAAGTCTTGACGAGCTGTAAAATTTACATTTCTTTTAAACCAACCAGCTAATCCAGTAAGACCTTGTTCTTTTAAATAGTCGTTCATAGCTTGTCGTACTACTAACGAAACGCTATTCATAGCTTTGTGTAAATAAGCGTCTTTAATAACTTCTACTGTATCTGGTTGAGCAAGTATTCTTTCTGAAATTCTACCCTCACCTTTGTAAGCCCAGCCTATGCTGTCTTCTAACGTATTAAAACCAAATGCTTTTGCTAATAAAGATTTGCTACTTCCTAAAGCACTAGATTTTGATATTGGTAATAACCATAAAAGAGGAAAGTTTCTAGCATTAGGGAATATAAGAGTTTTATCAACCACTACACTAGAATCCATTACATCTGATGTATTAATTACATCATCAGCAGATATTTTAGATGTTTTTAAATCTGAAAAATATTCTTGACCTTTTTTAGTTAATTTAGTTCCTTCTTCAGCTATTTCGGCAGCTTCTATATCTTTAGCTACTCTAGATAATTGTGCTTTTCTAATTGCAGATATACTGCCTCCAAGAGTACCACCTAAAGCAGCTGCAACTAGTACAGTATTTAAGTCAACACTAGGGCTTTCCATAGCTACAGCAGAAGTTAATATACCTTGTTCTGTACCTACAATTAAACCAGCTTTAATAAATCTTTCTGTTCTACCAACTTTAGACAAATAAGAACCAGCACCAGTAATTTTACCTACAATACCAATACCAGAAGCTAAAGAAACTGGGTCTAACATATATGAACCAATGTCAACTGCTAAACCTTTCCAACCCATTTTAGCTAATTCAGCTCTTTGATCTTGTTCGTATTTAACTCTATCCACTAAAGTTAAGAAATGTGGCATTGAAACAGCACCAACAAAATAATCGTAATAATTTGAAGAAATATTATTTTCTGCTAATATTTTTTTAATTTCTTGTTCATTATTAGTTAATGAAAAAGTAGGATCTGGTTCAAAAGCTGGTGCAGTAACAGTTCTCCAAATACTAGGTACAACCCAGTTTAATTTAGAAGCTATAGCAATACCCTCAAACATATTAGGAGCTTGTTCTGGTTTGTATTGCCAAGTTTTAAAAACTCTATCCATATATAGTTCCCCATCAACTTGTTGTGGGTTTAATGGATCACTTACTAATCTTAAGTTTTTTTTTAATGCTTCATCTGATATATTATTAACTATATAATCAGCCTCTGCATTTCTTCTTGTTGTAAAATTATCTCCAAAATTTCTTAGTTCATTTACCATAGCTTCACTATCATTGTTTAGTGCAGCGTCAAAAAATCTAGGTGTTCTTCTAAGATCTCCGTATTGATAACCAACAGAAGCAATAGCTGTTTGTACTGCTGGGTCTAACATTTCAAAACTGTAGTTTTTCTTCCTTGAATTGTATTGATTAACTATGTTATTTTCATAATAAGACCTAACAGAAGTATCTAAATCTAGTGCTTGTTCATTACTTAGACTTAAATTACCAGCTACTTCTTTAGCTTTAGCTCCCTGAAGTCCAATGTACGGACTAATAATATTTAATATACTTTGATCTTTAAAACCAAAATTTTTAATTGCTTGTTCAGTTTGTTGACCAAGATCAAACCCAGCACCTATAGTTAC